TACTCCCTGATGATCCTATATCTTCATCTTTAATGATGAGCGACCAATCACCAGAACAACTATATCCGACTAGTCCTGTTATGCTAGCATCCAAACTTTCATAATTAATATTATCTAAAGTAAAGTTATATGATGATCTTTTATCTAAAATATTCAGATAATAATCCTCATTATCTCTGTTGTTCAAATATACACTTGGTAAAGCTTTATTAGAAAAGGCAAAACTTAAACCATTAAGACTATTATAGTTTTTAATTTTATTATGACTAGACAATAATATCTTTTGTCCAGAAGGAGGAACAAGTATCATTGATAAGTCTTGAGGATAATTATGAGTCAATTTATCAATAGAAATTTCCACATTGGTTATAATCCCTGTGTCTGCTATACTTATTGTTCCGCTGGTAAAACCAACATCTGGAACATTAAACCCTGATCCAGAATATAGTTTTCCGAACATGTCCATGCCTTGACATAAATATCCACAAAAATCTTCTTGTATAATATTACATGGCGATATAATTGTTGGAGTGGGCGTGGGTGTTGGGTTGTCGCCCGTGGGAGACACACCACTTCCAGTTCCACTTCCTCCTATAGAAAAACCATTACTGTCCTCACAAGATATGTCGCCGCAATTAGCGCAAGACCTATCTGTACTGCTAGAATTGCAGTCAGGAAAATTATTTTTAATAATTTCAATTCGTCCTGTTGATATTCTTGTGTTTTGTACGCTCTGACCGTTTAATCCTATATCAAGATCATAAACAGCAGAATCAAAATTAAAGTCTTTTGTAGTTGATGCTGGTAAGTTCCATATGATATAACCAAAAGCATTTGTTGTTAAACTATAATTACCACATCCAACAGAACTACTATATAATCTTATTGTATTATTACTATCTTTTAGTCGTAATCTAGCACAATAATTACTTACGTCTATAGGATTACTATTATTGTCTAAGTATTGAAAAGTTATTTGAAAATCAGAACCTTGTTCTATATAAAAATTGTATGTTGCTGCTGCCATAATATTTCCTAGAAAAATTCTCTCATGGTGTTATAATTACTTCTTAACATATCAGGAGTAAAATTATTACCAACAAAAGGACTAAGAACAGCCTTGGCAACAGTTGCCTGAGCAAGATCCCAATGTGCTGTTAATTCGTCATATGACGCACATGGGCCGTGCGCTAGTAGTACTTTTAATCCTTCCATACCTCCACCAACACTTAAACTAGCTGGACCTAATGCTGCCCTTACTCCATCCATAGCCGCTTTGGTTCTGATAGAGCTTTGATCAATAAAACATGCTGCTTTTAATGCTACTAAACCAACAAAAATTTCGTCTTTATTAACTGTAGGATCAGGACTAATAGAAGGATTCGTAACATCAACAGCATAAGTCTGGTCTAAAGATAAATCAAATTGAACATATTTTGCAGCAACAGTTATTACCTGTAAAAGCCTATCATCACTATATTGTTGTTCTTCACCAAAATCATTAATTAGTGTTCTTACTATTATCGGTAATTCTATTTGCCATGACATAATACGGCCTTTTATAAATGGTTTATGCTATATCTATAATATACACCCATAACAACTATTAAGGATTGCCGCTAGTAGGAATGATAGTCACTGTTCCATCTTCATTCATAGTAAACTGGCCAATTAAACTTAGTCCCTGGGTGATAGCTTCTGGTTTGACCTCACAGATTAATTGACCCAAAGCATAATGCAACTGAAATACCTCTCTGGCATCAGAGCCAAGAGCGCTTGCTATTTCATTTGGAGTTGATTTGGGATTATTCCAAAAGTTTATAGCTCCAGCATTAAAAGCATTAACCATCATTTGAAAGGTCATTTTCGTAGAACCTTTAAGATTATTAGCAACTAGTTCTGCTTGAGATAATTCATTTTGTGGATTATTATCTAATATGCTCATATTATTTCTCTATCATTAATAGACTGAGACTGCAAATAATTTTCAACTATAGTATTTACTTCTTCTTGTGTGGGATAATGATCAAACTTGAAAAATTGAGTTGAATGTTCATTAATCAATACACGAACTCTATACTTGTTCGCAGGATCAAGGAATAATTCAGTAATTTGATAATTCATATTTTATGCCTTATATTTGTATTATGCTTAATTCGTCAATGTATCCGGTATTCGTCGTACCTCCCCAACACTCTGCTAGTATCTCAACAACTCCGGCTTCTGTAGGAGTAAAACCAATACTAACTTGCTCCCATGTATCAGCCGCAGCGGTCATATAGCTTATGATGTCATTAGTTACTCCTGCTATTTGTCCTCCTTTAAGTCTTAATCTAAAAGTTAAGCCTGTACTTGATCTTCTCATCCATGCTTTGACTGTCACCAAACTATTGGCGCTAACCGCAACTTTTCCTATTGGGAAACCCAGTGGATAATTATCTCTTCTATAATCGCTCGTTGGAGACATACTCCAAGCAAAACCACTATTGGTATATCTAATACTAGTTTGAGGTCTGATCATTCCAAAATCAGTATATATATAATGATTATTAGCTGTATTATCTAAATTCATACTATATATTCTACCATCTGATCCACCATATATGCCAAATTCTACAGATTCTAGGACTGTACAGTTATTAAGAAGCATGGTTCCTCCAAAACTATAAAATCCATTACTTATATTTCCAGAAGTAAAACAATTATTAAATGTTTCATTAAATCCGCCGTGTCCAGATCTGTATCCTTCATTTTGATTATTAATAAAATTACAATTGTTCCAAACGTTATTAGATCCAGCGCCAGCATTTGTGGTAATTCCGAAAGAGCCATTATTGTTCCAAGAACAGTTATTAAAAATAATATTATTTCCGTTGCCCAAATCCATTCCTCTTAAATTATTACTCAAAAAATAACAATTTGTAAATTTATGCATATTAAAACCAAAATCTGTTGCCATCCCTATTTGATTACAATTTAGAAACAGATTTTCAAATCTACAAAACTGACTAGCAGTAGGAAGCTGTAAATGATTTGTACACGATATAACATAAAGATTACGAAGATCGCAGAACCATGAATTCTGTATCCATACTCTATCATATCTAACAAAACCTAGTCTATTTACACCCCAACCAGATCTGCTACTTATACTTAAGCCATATCCAAAACTGTTTTGACCATCAAAAAAAGTGATTCCACTTTGGGAACTCATATTTGTTCTATCGTAACCTCCTTCAATAACAATATTAGGAGTAAAATGACTTGCTCCATCATTTATTAAATGAACATTATTACTAGCAATGCTTTGAGGTGTCGTTTTTATTGTTTCTCTTTTAAATGTATTTATTGTTTCTGTTGTTCCATAATATCCTTTTGTGAAATTGCCCTGAGTTGACACTATAGGGCTGGTTGATATTCTTCCATCTATCAACACTCTGGTTCCAACTATGCTTTGTATTGGATACCAAGTTTCGTTTGATGTGTTTTTTCCTATTAAAGATGCTAAATTTAAGGAATCTGCACTAGAACTAGCTTTACAAGCAATAATATTACTTAGTAAAAATGTTTGAGCCCCAAGATCTTGTGTAACATTAAGAGCTATGCTTTGAATACTATTACCTAAATTAGTAGCTAGATCAATGGTAAAAACATGCCAAGTATTTAATGCTCCACAATTTGGAATATTAAAAGTATTTACAGCTGTAACACCAGCATTATCGCTACAAAGTCGTAATTGTAAAAAGCTTGTACCAAAACCAGTTGTTCCTGCTGTTTGTTGTATAAAAAAGCTTAGTTGTTGATATCCGCTAAGATTTTTTGTAGAAAAAGCCTTATAAGCAGCAAGACCGGTAGTAAATGCTGCGCCTATAGCAATACTATCAGAAACATTGCCCTGTTTTGTGGGGGTTGACATGGTGGCAGTTACGTTTGCGCTTGCTACCCAAGCTGTACGACCTTCTCCAACATTACCATGACTAGCAATATTATCTATTGGAGATGAAGCTAATCGAACAACACAATTGGTGGCTCTTCTGGATGTGCCAGACGCTCCTCCAATACCATTTCCTGTTGATCCAGTAAGAGTAAATGTAGTGGATCCAGTAACGGTTATTTCCCATGTTCCATTAGCGTTTGTGTTTGTTGCATGATCGCAAATAAATACAGTGTCTCCTGTCGAATATCCGTGGGCTGTTGAAGTAGTAATAGCTATTGGAGCAGCATTAGTTGAGGACGCTATTGCTACAGTAGGTGCTGATCCTGAGCCATTCCAAGTTGCATTACCTATGCTGGTTGGATCAGGACTAGCCTCAACTCTTATAATATCACAAGAATGAAGTCTAACTGCTGTTAGTCCATTCGTAAATGTTTGTATTCTTCCACCAATAAAATATTGACGACCACTAGTATTAGCTAATGCGGTTCCGCCACTGATTGCGATTAGTGTCAAAGAAGTACTATTAATTCTGGCAATTATATGATAATAAGCATAAATACTTCCATTAAATATGCTTAAAATTTGTCCTGGAGGATCTTCATATGTTGTTACCGAAGAGGCGGCTTCTATTTGAACTCCAGTAAAATAAATTCCTTTGGTTGCATCTCCCATATAGCTGACATTTGCCGCATCTAATCCACTATAACTATCTTCAGCTAAATAGAAAGCAAAAATATCAGTTGAGGCAGAGGCGGACGATGTTGCTGTCATGCTTAATCTATACCATCCACCGCCAATATTACTAATAGCCGCTGTTGCGCTTGCTCCTGTTGCTTCAACAGTTCCGCTAGATAAGTTGAATCTAGCCGATCTTGCTGTATCATTTGCTAATTGAAAAATAATTTTATTTCTTCCAGCACTTTTAATATATACAGAAAATGTATACTGTGTACTATTTGATAGTGTAACAAATGGGGATGCTTGGGTTCTAGCAAAGTGTGTTGTGCTGGTTGGGTATTCTTGAAGATAATATCTATAAGAATTTATTCCTGTTGGTCCAGTTATAGTTTCGTCAACATAATAATTTAAACTTAATAATCTACAACCATTATATGAACCATAGTTTTGCCAAAAATTAGTATGCCAACAAATATTTTTAAGAGGTGCTATGGTATTATCATTGGGAAAATTCGCAGTAGCAGAACTGAATGTTGTTGAAGATATTGCTCCGTCAGATCCAGATGCTAATAGGGTAAAACTAGTCCCTCCATGATTATCATTTCCTTGTTCATGATCTAAATAAAATGTTGGCATTATTAATTTTCCTATCCTAAGTTTTCTTTATATTGTCGTATGCTGCAATAAAAGGTTGAGCCTTACTAATAACATCTAATCCAATAGTATTTTCATTTTTCCCAACAACTTCGACAAATGGCTGGGCTTGATACACAGTATCCATACCAAGAAGGTTTCGTTTTCTAGGTAATCTTGTTGATCGTTGTGTAAAATTTTGTCTTATACTAAACATAATTATCAACCATAATTTTGAGAGAAACTACCATACCAGAAAGAACCATCACTAATAAAACTATATATATCAACCTTACTAGCAGTAATTGTTGCTGTTGGTGTAGCACTATCAGCCCATCTTACTCCAGTAAATGTGGCGGTATAATTTCCTGATCCACTATTTAAAAATAATGTGAAACTTTTTCCAGCGGTTGCTGTTGGCATAGTGAATGTGCAATTACCAGTTAATGTACAAGTATGAACTGTTCCGCTGGCTAAACTTAACGTTTTGCTAGTTCCACTATTACCATTAGCTACTACACTTTCAGTAAAACTATCAAAAGTAAGATTGCCATCAATGTTAGTATCTCCAACAACATGCAAAGTAGAATCTGGGGTTGTTGTTCCTATACCTATTCTGGCGAAACCACGATCTGTAGATAAAATAACAGCACTTCCAGTTCCGCCGTCACCATATATTCTTAATCCATTAGTAGCATCGACAGAAAACATAGGGCCTGGACCGCTATCATTAGATGATATACTACCATCAATACCCAAAATAATTCCTTCGTTACCATTTGATACATCGCTTCCGTCAGCAGCAACAGAGAGACTTCCAACAGCTTGAACTTTGGTTAATGGACTCGTTGTACCTATTCCTAAATTATTAACAACATAAACATCGTTTCCATCTCCGTCAATAATTAATGCAGAAGATTCATTGATCTTAAAATTAATGCTATCTGATGTGTTTATATCTAAATTATTACCATTAGCTTTTATAGATTTAGTTGAATCTGCAAAATATAACGAATCACTTATTAAACCACTGCCATTAACGTGAAGCGTTGCTGATGGCGTTGCAGTATTAATTCCTACATTTCCATCTGTGTTTAAGTATAATTGTGGACTATAACCAGCGGTTATACATAGTGGATTATAGGCCGTGACCCCAACATTAAATCCTTGAAATGCTGCAAATGCTGCTGTGCTACCAAAAGTGCCTGATGGATTATCATTAACACCCATACCAACTGATCCATCGCTTGATCCTATCCAAGTAATTCCATATGAATCAAAACCTAAACATTTTATTTCTCCGTTGACATCTAATTTTGCGGTTGGAGAATTTGTTCCTATACCAACATCTCCAGCAGATGTTACAACTAAACTTTCAGCACCAGGAGTACCACCACCATATCCAAATGATCCATCAGAATTTTTAACTGCAAGAACTGACTGATCAGACAATAAAAATCCTATTTCGCCACCATACCAATCATCGGACATATATAAGTATTGATTAAATCCAAATCTAACTGTCTGACTTCCATCATCAACAATACTACTATTAACTAGTCCACTAGAATTAGTCCACTTTGATATATAATTAGTAGTACCAGTACCAGTTACAGGATTGGTGAGAGTGGCTTGTTTATTATTTAATTGAGTTTGAATTGCGCTAGTAACACCCTTTACATAGCTCAACTCCGCTAAAGATGGATAAGTTACCGTACTCAATGAAGTTACTTTTTTATTATTATCAAAACTGGCAATAGTGCTGGCAGTTTGATCATTTAAAAATAACCCGCTAGATATTAATCCACTACCAGTGACTGTTAATAGTGATCCACTAAATGTAAAATTACTTTCTGCATTGAGTCCAGTACTAGTACCATCAGAAGTAATAAGTCTATTATCACCATAGTTTGATACTGTGGTTGCACTTCCACCACCAGCTAAATTTGTAGAAGCAGCAGCGCCACCGGACGAAAGATCTAGATAAAATCCACGAGCACTACCTCCTTGTTCAAAAAATCTAATTTTATTTTGATAAGCATCAATAGTTACTCCACCAGATAATGTTCCGCTAGGTGGTTTAGCTAGTTGTATTTCTCCTCCTTCATCACCAGAAGCATAAGTAGCTAATAAATATGGTGCGCTCAAATTTTGTCCATCAAAAGTTAAATTAGATTCAGCATTAATACCTAATGTTGATCCTGTGCTAGTAAGAACTCTATTATCTCCACTATTTGCTATTGTTGGAAGCAAACCACTAACTCCGCTACCAAAATTACTAATGTCAGAAACTGTGTGAGAATGACCGCTAATGCTAACGCCAGTACCATTAACTTGCAAAGCTTGAGTAAAATTTCCTGTTCCTATAACATGCAGTTGAGATGTTGGGCTTGATGTTCCTATCCCAATTAGGCCACTTGTGTTTATTGTTAATCTATTTGCTCCAGCAGTAACCGATCTTATATTAAAAAAGCCTGAACCAACAGAATTACCCTGGTTGATTCCAACACTCCAATCGCTAACAGTATCTGTTAATCTTAATTGAGTATCATAAGCTAAAGTATTATTTAATCTTACTGTTGGTTGTTGTCCAGAAATATGTATCTTGTCTAGCGGGGAGGTTGTTCCTATACCAAGATTACCATTAGCATCTAATCTCATTTTTTCGGTAGCAGCTGGTCTAAACAAGATATATTGATTAGCAGCAGTTCCAGCAGAAGAATTACCTATTCTTATCGGAGCATTTCCTGCGTATATATCAACATCAGCACCTTGATTTCCAACTTTAACATAAGCATTAGTAGCATCTAGATAAAGATTACTACTAGCGTCTGTACGCAATTTAAGCGCCGTTTCGGATATTCCTGCCTGACCTGTTCTAAGATAAAGATTATTAGAAGTTGCTGCCGTTCCAAAATATGCTGTTCCGTTTACATCCAACTTACCAGACGGGGTTGTTGTTCCTATTCCAACATTAGTCCCATTATCAAAAACTAGACTATTAGCAAGTATAGAACCACCAGTAAATTTACTTAAATAATTAGTGGTTCCTCCAGCCCCATATATTAATCCAGAACCATTATAATTAATAGCTGTTCTACTAATAGAAAAAATAGTATCATTACCATCAAAAAATTTAAAAGACATTCCACTAGGAATACTGAACCAAGTATTATTATTTCCAGCATAATCAACACCAATAGCATTATGTCCTAAAGTATTATTGGAACTTAATAATAATCTAACGCCATTACTAATTGATCCTACCGAATAACTATTAGGCGTACTAGTATCGTCAAAAGATATGATATTTGGCTGAGATGTTCCAGAGCTGATTATTTGTATTTTATCATTAACATTTATATTACTAAATATACCACTACTGGTGGGAATCCATAGACTATTAGTGCTATTATATTGTAAATATTGATTATTTGTAGCACCTGTGGTTGCTACATTATGAAGTTCTTCTAATTCATATCCGTTCTGAACATTAACATTGATAATTCCTTGTTGAGAATGTTTTCGTATTAATGTTCCAATAAATACAGAATGATCTGGAGCATACGGCTTGGTTGTAGTCATACCGCCGGATACTGTTGGACTTAGCCACAGTGCGGTTCCTTCACTAACACTACTAAATTGAGAATTTGTGTTAAGATTCCTTAATGTTCCATTAACAATAACCGTACCTTTATTTCCAGTAGTAATATCATTAACAACTAATCCATACGTTTTACTACTAGAACCTTCATTACCAGCTAAAGCTAATGTTATTCTTGGAGTGTCTCCTTGAGCTCCATTAATATAGACAACACTCATCTCTGGTATAGTACTACCAGTATCATTACGAACCACAGTTATTAAATTATCATTAACAGCAGCAAGGTCTCCCCACTGAGTGGTTCCATCTCCAATTTTTAATATATTAAAATCTGTTACAAAACTTGGTTCACCACTAGCTAAAATTCCACTACTACTAGCATCCCATTGGGCGTATGTTCCCTTACGAAATTGTATATTATTTTGTCTTGGCATTTGTTTCCCATAATAGAAAGTGTCCCATATACCATACTATATTAATAGAATTTATCAAATTGTCTATATTATGGTGTTCCACCATCAATAATAAAGTTTAGTAAATATGTTGTAGATGATAATCCACTAATAGAAGTAGTACCAATAATATCTATACTATTACTTAAATATGATACATTAACATTGCCACTAGCATTTTTTAATATTAATGTATCGGTATTAGCATTAAACTTTAATCCACTATCTATAAATGGCCTATAATTACCGGTGGATGCTCCACTAATCATTACTAACGATGCTTCAGTCTCAGTTCTACTATTAGAATATATATTTAAGTTAAATGCACTAACACCAGTAACACTACTACCGTTGCCAATAAATCCTGTTGCAGTTATATTCCTTGCAGTAAAATCGCCATTACTATCTCTTAAAACTATAGCATTACCAGTATTGCTACTACTTACAGCATATCCGTTATTGAGTGTTATTCCATCTGTTCCGCTCCATGTCGGAATATAACCAGATGTTCTACCACCATAGGCGATCATTTGAGAATTATTAGTTACATTATTCAAACTAAGATCAGACTTAAAGTCAGACAAGCTTCTGGCTGCTATTGTTTGAACACTGCTAGACGGATTAGTTCCTGTAAATACTGGTATGCTTGTTGCTGTTGTTCCTGTGGCTGGAACTTTATATCTGATAGTCTTATTGAAATCAAATGTTCCAGCAGCAACACTACTATCAAAAACAAGATTATTATTAAGTCCCTGCCAACTAATTGTGGCAGTATCTGAGCCGTCTTGGAAAGTAAGAGTACCTGTTCCGTTGGATGCAGTGGCAATATTTACATTGGTTGTTGATCCATTATTAAATGTTTTTGTACCACTAACTGTTTGAGTACCAGTAATCATAACAACAACAGATGTGTCAACAGCAACAGTATCTTGTCCAACACTGATACCATATCCTGCGCCGATATTTAAAGTAGGATTACCACTCAAAGAAAGAGCACTATTGCCATCTAAACCGCTGCCAGGAAATACTGTCCTATCAGAAGCAAGCTTATTGTTTAATTGGGTTTGAATATTACTACTAACACCGCTCAAGTAACTTAATTCTGTTAATGTTGGCGAGCCAGTCGAAACAATTTGCTTATTTCCATCAAATATTGCTATGGTACTAGCAGTAGCTCCAGTTACATATATATTGCTTCCGCTGATAGCTCCCGTAGTAACTAATGAACCAGCCTTGATTCGACCCAAGGTTCCTGCACCATAATCATTACCACTGATAGATCCTGTGGTGGAACTTAAAAATGCAAATTCACTATTGTTGTAATCCCAACCCATGAATCCTGTTGCAACTGCTGCTCCTCCCCAATACCTCAATAGCAAACCTCTGTCAAATGTGTCAGAACCAGTTATTGTTCCTGTTCCACCAAGCACTATAACAGGATCCTCAACAGATATACTAGATACATTAGCAGTAATAGTATCTCCTTGAACAACAAGATTACCTCCAATATTAACATCTCCAGTAGTTGTTAAACTAGTAATATTAGTTAATACTGGATTTAATCCAACACTTATATTTCCATTTATGCCATTTCCATTACCAATCCATATATTATTACCACTATTTGTTATTTCTCTATTACTAAATGCGCTGTCTCCAGTTCTAACCAATATCCCCGTACCTGTGTAATTATGGAAAGCTAGTGCTTGTCCGCTTAATGCTAAACTTACAGTATTAGCGTCATATATTAATTGTAATCCTGTACTAGCAACTAATTCAGTATCAACACAAGTTGCAACGTCATCACAAAATCCTGTTAAATCTGTAATATCGGACCATTGGTGAGTATGTCCCTCTAAACTAACTCCTGTAGCATTTATTCCTCCGTCGCCTGTTGGACCAACTTTTGGAACATTATCAAAGTATACATCTCCTTGAAATCTAGTCGGATTTCCAGAGTAAGAGATTGGTCCCGAAGCAAGAATTTCTGCGGCCAAGAGGATATCTATACCTCCGCCTACTGTTAATGTTCCACTAATACCAAGATCATTAAAATTACTAGTTATACCTGTTCCTGTTGCCTGAATTGATCCAACACTAATATTTTCGGACAATCCAATGGTATATCCGCTACCAGATGGTGCTGTTGTTCCATTGCCAACAACCTGATACTGAGCTAAGGTTATATTATTTCCTGTGGCTAATGGACTATGTAATATATATCTATTGTTAGTTTCATCAAATTGTGTGGCCATACCACTTCCTGGCAATATGGATGATCCACCAGCATATGGCAGATTTCCCCATGTTGCAAGAGATCCTGAAACATATTTACCTATCTTAAAACGACCAGTATCAATTTCATAACCAATTTCACCCTCAGCAAGTTGAGTATTAGAGGCCCATTTTGCAGTTAATGGGGTGCTTCCTATGATTGCTCCAGAATATGTTGACGAATAACCTCTTCTTACTTGAATTCTTGTTGCTGACATAGTTTATCTCTCTTTTATTGGTATAGTGTGTCTGGTCGGCCACAATCAAATTTATACTGATTTAAATATCCACTTAATCCAATATTATTATTACCCCAAAGTAGATCGTCAACATGAACTGTTGCATTGTCTGTTAAAAATTGTTGTATATAATCATCAAGATCATCAATACGCGATACATGCAAATTGCCACTAATTTTACTCATTGGTATATTATCTGGCAAATCACTCCAAAGTATTTTTTCTGTATTAACAATTTCTATATTAAAGCTTTCTGATCGCTCTATTTCAATATTATTTACATTCTCAATAAAACTGGTACTAACATCTAAATAATGTATTGTGGGTTCTAATATTTCCAATATAAAATCACTCATGTAGCACACTCCAAATTTGATCCTGATTGACTATATCTCTTAACAATATTAATGGTTCCAAATAATATTCTAATAGTATATTTACCACCCTCATTTATGGTTCCATCTCCATAAAAAGGTTCATTAGATTGTAATTCAAGATCATATTTTGCTGTACTAAAATTAAACTGGTTTGTTGTATGAGAAGGTAACATAAATGTTAATTTACCTTCTTCATCATTAATAATAAACTTATATACACCCTGATTAGCTACATTATCTGAACTAAAAACTTGCAATAGTCCAGTATTAGTTTTCCATGTTATTCTAGCACAATAATTGGTCAAATCTACAGGAATACCGGCTGAATCTTTATAAATAATACTCAGTTTAAAAGACGATCCTTGCTCTATAGCAAAATCATATTTGCTTGCTGCCATAATAATAGCGCCTTTATGTTGTAAGATACAATATTAAATACACCTAAAAAAAAAGGCCAGCCGTTTGGCTAGCCTTTAATTTTCAGATGTAATTGATTATCTGATCATAGAGATCCGAGGATTACTCTGCGGTTATCAAGAACAGCGAAGCCCTGTTCTGCCCATCCGTAGAAGCCAGCTCTCTTTTGACGATGTAGTGTTTCGTCTTCGAAGATCTGAACTTGCTCACGAACTGGCATAATGAAACTGTCTCTCTTGCGTAAATCAAGACCAACAACAATTTCACTGTCGCCGGATGGAAGTGTGGCTTGTAGAACATTGCTATAGAATAGCTGATATTCTTGTCCAACTCCCAACTCGTCTCTATCGTGAAGATTAACACCGAAAACTCTGTTAAGAGTTCCGTCAGCGGCTGTATAGATTTCACGACGAGTAAATTCGTCGATCTGATCGATACCCCAGTTACGGATATCTTCCATAGCTTCTGGTGAAACATAAAGGTCGGTTAGAATGCCACGATTGGTACTAGCACTGTTACCGCCACCGTTTCTACGCATAACGGTCTTCATCAAGCTTACTAATCTCTTAGTAAATTGATTTGAAGAAGCATCGCTATCGTATACAACAATATTGCGGTCAACACCAGCAGCAAGAAGTGTGTGCCAACCGTCATCGTTCATTTTCTTGACGAATGAACCCTCAAGAACTTCCATAGCACGACCAACAACATCCCAACGAGCATCACGAGCATATTTCAATAGATAGTCTATTGAAGATCCTATGTCATAGGTTGGAACCATGACATAATCACTCTCGACATGCTTTTCTGGAATATAGCCGTGATTTGGAATCGTATAGGCTACGAAGTCTTTTTCTGTTCCAGGAGCTAGGAAGTCTAGTGGAAATTCAGGAGTAGCACCTTGCTGAAGCTGAATTGGCTCGAAGATGCCGTCTAGAATATCACCACTAAGAAGACCTTTTCTCAATGGAAGCTCTAGTGCTTTTGCAAATTCTGCATTGGCAGCAAGAGCAACTTCTCTGTTTTGCGAGCCAGAACGAACAAGAAGTTCTGTTAATTCTGGCGAAGGCTGAAATCTTTCTGTTTTAGCTGACATTTTTTTCTCCCTTATCAGGTGATATTGATATCTACTTTGACATAACCGTCAGAATCTTTGCCGCCAAGGAATCGACCAACTTTGGTGCTATCTGTACTAACAGTTGTAAACTTACCGTTTGCATCATAATAAGCATCAGCACCGGCTGTTGGGGATACTCCTGTGGCAACTACGTTAGTAGTAACTTGACCCTGACGTAGTAGAGTAACCTTGCCACCGACCTGCATTTCATCACGGTACCAATTAATGTGCTGTCTTGTTAGATCAAGATTAACAACATCATTTAATAGAACACCAGCTGGTGTTGTTCCAGCTAGAACTCCGGTTGGATAACTCACAACAGCATTAGCATCATCCATTGAAACACCAGATCCACTGGTTAGATGAACGACTACGCCGCCTCTTTCAGCAACTGTGTTCATGAAGTATGAAATGTCTGTGTAAGCTTCGATACGATCTGGTTTAAGAGCCATTTTATTCTCCCTTATTAGAGTTTTTTACCTAATCTGCTTGAAACAAATTCGACTAATGCTGCTCTGGTGGCTTCTACAGTATTGTCTGCTTCTCCACCAACTCCAAGATTAACTTGTTCTTCAACTTCAACATTTTCTAAAGCTGCTTCTGTAACAACTGGTTGAGAAACTTCTTCTGATTTAGTCATTTTTGCTTCTTCTTCTTTTTTCTTCTTCGTCTTCATAACCATAGCTAATGACGTAATAGCATCAAAAGTTTCATCATCCAAAGATTCAAATTTATCTACTGTAGCTTGAGCTTCTTCTGAATCTAAGCCAGTTTCGAGAAGAGCGGCCATTCTTTTCATCTTCTTTTCTTTCTTCATCATCTCTTCTTCTTTGCCTTTGTATGCGGCAATAACTTCTAAAGCAGCATCAAGCTCAGATTGTGCTTTCTTGTATTCTTCCATTTTTTTCTTCATTGCTTCATCGGCAGTTTTAGCAGCTAATTCTTTTTCTGAGTTTAAAACTTCTAGAGCTGCTGTAATTTCGGCTATCTTGGCTTCATGATTCTTAATGGTTTCATTATTGGCCTTGATAACTTCTTCTAGTGATGAGATGGTCTCGGATGCCGATTGGGCTGTTTTGATTTCCATAGCTTCGATCTTGCTTTTGATTTCGGCTACGTCTTTAATCATTGGGTCTAGATCTAAACTCATAATATTGTTCTCCATGCTATTGGTTAACTGTTTATCAGATACACCTGATATTGAAAAATCTTCATTTTTTTCGAGCAAAATATTTTGAACTTGTGCAGAAGATGGTTTTTGAGTAAAAATAATACTGTCTGGATTTGCTGGTTTATTAACAAACCCCTTACCAGAAAAAGTAATATTTCTTAATACTCTTCCAATTTTATAGTCTTGGTGTTCGCCTAATCCGCCATACGCTCTTAGGTATTTTGTTAGATATGCTGTATCATTATTTCTAGCTAATATTTTATATTCGCCAGTATCTTTATTTTGTAATCCATAATCGAAACCCTTAAATAGGCATTCCATACTAACATATTTTTGACCATTTTCTATTTCAGCAATTAATCTTTCTGATCTTTCTTTTAGTTCTGGATTAGAAAAAGCTTTATAGATAACAGATCCAGTTAATATATGATATTTATTTGGTAAATTCTCTAGTGGAGTATTTTCATCAATTAAAATACCATCCTCTGTGATTGGATAGTTTGATACTATATGGCCAATTATTAAACTTTCATCGTGTTCAAGATTTGTTGGTTTATCTTCTGGCGTATTTTTAGCTAGCCAAATTTCTGCTTTATCAAAAATATCATCATTTTTATTCCAGCTTGAAGTTACTAAAATAGATTGTACATAGTATAAATCTTGATCATCTAACGAAGCAATACTTTTGATATGCTTCATTGTATTTGTTAGATTATTATCGGAACAAGGCTGTGCTAAAGCAGCATAAGAGATTGATGCAGAAGTTCTTATCTGGCCTTCTAATCCGTCATCATATTCTTGCTGAAATATTTGCATATATTAACTCCCTAGGTAATATTACTGTACACCATACAATAATAAGATATTTTGGCCTGTTTCTGCTGGTCATTAGACAACGGTTCTTGTTGGTGTGCCGCAACCTGTTTAATCCAATTTTGGTAGTTATTATAAACTAATAAATTTTCTTGCAAATCTATATCTTGTATATATTCATTTAAATTATCTTTACTAATAGATGAATTAGGCTTCATAGACAAAAATAATTTAGTTTTAAGTTTTTCTATCTCTTTAGTTTCTTCTGCAGAAAGGCTTCTGAGATCTTTCTTGCCATAAAAGTCTAATAGCACTGGATTCATAATTTGATTAATCTGATCTTGTGCTTTTATTGCCCAAATCATAACGGATGCACCAGTTTGTGGTGAAAATGTTTTGGTCTTTCTTGTTGTCTGATCTTTGGAGTTTTTTGGGCGACCTTGTTGTGGCTGTCCAGATAACGATTCTGGCGAATCGTTTGCCAACTTAGTTGGCTTTGAAGTCAGTCCAGGAATCTGAGGAGTTTTAAGTTCTATTGCGTTTTTTTCTCCGTTTTTCTTTTTTTCTAATTCTAATCCTATTTGACTAGGAGACACTATTCCGGTTTGTAAAGCAATTTTTCTTAATGAGTTTTCAAATTGAGGATCAAACCACGGGCCTGATTTTTGAACCATACGATTACTATCTCTTTCTCTACTTTCTCTATTAAGTCTTGTCTTTTCTATGTCTGGATCAAAACCAAATCTGGTTTGTAATAACTCATCGCTTATTAGATTTCTATCTGCTAATTGTACTAATAGAGCTTTTTCTGTATCTTCATTACTAAGATCCATTCTATCAAATTCTATTCTGGCTGGATACTTAAATCCCATTGCTTTTTGAACTAATGCTATTTCTTGTTCCCAAAATTCAACAAGAACATCTCGTCCGTATTGTAGTCTTTGCGTTAGTGTTTTAAGACTGATAAAATTATTGGTAGTTCCAGCCGCACCAAAAGTACCAGTAAGAGTTGGAGGAATACCAAGACCAGCATAAACGGCATTTAAGTGAGGAACATATTTACCTTCGCCAAGAAAATTATGAACGTTTGTATTACTCTCAATTAATTCTATATCTGGTCCCCAGATCAAATCCATTGTTCCTCCGCCAACATTATTACCTAAAATACTAGCTAGTTTTGATGTTGCGGCTTTTGTTGGAGCAATTTTATGTTCTAAATTACCAAGTTTAAATATTCTAATATTACTAATCGCCCCATCTAGTGCTGCCATATCAGCTAATTTTAGCTTTTCTATTACAGCAATATCGTCCATGATAGCATAAATCATTGGATAGGACCAGCTCTGCCAATCGTCTTTTTTGTAATGAAAAACTAATGTTTTATCTGGGTCTAAAGGATAACCTTTTTTAATCTTAGCTGCCTCAATAATTTGTTGTGGTAAATTTGATACAACTCTTTTTTCTGCTTCTGTTTTGGGATTATTAATAATCTTTCTTAAAGAAGGTGGAACTTGTAATTCATATGTTTTATTCGTTACAAAAGAAGACAATGCTCCTGCTGTAACATCAACGAATACAGGATCTATGAAAGTATATTTCCAAGGTATTTCTTTTTTCTCGATGTTTATTTCATCGATATCAGAAATTACCATATCTGGTGATCCTAGACTTTTGTATAATTTATCTGTTACTTTTAAGCTAATTTTTGCTGTTCTTCTATCAATAACAATATTTCCGCTTTTGTATAGATTATTTAAAAATCTTTCGCTTCTATCCTTTCCGTTAATTTTTTTGAACCATCTTCTATAAAATCTTTCTATTCTTTTATTTCTATGTACTAGTCGTATACCCTGACTAGCAAAATCGCCCATAAGATCTATAACATTTTTGACAAGACCTACTCTCTGATAAATCTCTTCGGCTTTTTTAAGTATTAATTTAGTACGTAATGGAGGAGCTTCTTCTGGTCTAAAATTATAGTAATCTTGTTTGGTTAGTCCTGGTCGGCTTCCGGTTGGACCATCAAGATTAGAAAAGTCCATACGATATCTACCAAACGAAGCCGTAGACTTATCTACAAGAGTAAATTCATCTAATGACGCTCCGGAATTTTTAAGAGCTTCTCTTTTGCTCTCCAGATCGTCTCCCCATGTTATATAGGCTTCTTGTGGGATAATTGATGAGTTTTTGATAATATCGTCTTTTGTTTTTCTTTTAGCCATATTTATAATTATATCTTAATAGAATTGTGATTTGATTACATTATATAATATACACTTTATCTATAAATTCCAGTATATATATCGTCATTAGCTCCGCCTACAAACCATTCTGGTCCCTTATACATGTTGCCATCAGTTTTATAGGAATCTTTAGCGTTTGCACCAATAACATCATAGTCTATAGCTTTTAATGATCTATTAATTTGTCTTGCTAACATATTTGCTATTAATAATGAACTATATCGGTCTTTTCTCATTCGGCCTTTTTTGCCTCCTGGAAGTTTGGTTTCTGGGGTATCCCATCGATCTCTAGCATTTGGACCATTACTTGTTTGAGTCATTACTATGGTTGTTAATTCATTTTTTAGTTCTTCTATTTCTAGAATACATTCACTTAAACTATCATATAAGGGACTAAGATCATCTGTAAAGATATCTTTTCCTTCGCTTTCCATAGCTAAGCCTAAAGTTAAATTATCGAAAGATGGGAATAATAAAGCCTTGTCTTCAAAATCTTTCCTTAATCCGTGATTAGCCTGACTTGTCCATTCTGCTTTGGCGAATTGTACTAATTCTAATATATGAAGACCGGGTTGATTGTCTGTATCTTTACCTTTATCTTCATTAATGATTGGCCAGATTAATTGTTCTCCTGGCTCTAGTTTTCCTGGGTCGTGCAGGGCTTCTTCTATAGCAACACCGCCGCCCTGGGCGTCCATTCCTATTTTTATAGGATTAAAGGTTTTCATTAAATTTCTAATTTTTCTTGTACAAAAACCATAAAAGTCATAGTCCTGAATCAGACCCTTTTTAAGTCTTTCTTTAAAGTTATTTCTATTTGTTGTCCAACAATAGACTATTCTATTATGATCAGGATTTACTTCTATAATAACAATACTAAAATTATCTTGTTCACTCGCTGGGTCAATACCATAAATGTATTGTTTTTTAGGGTCTCCTTTGATAGTAGCGTCAAACAATAAAGGTTTATCATTAATGATGATGTTCGTATTGGAAACAACACAATTTTCTATCAGACTTCTACGGAAAAATCCTTCGCTATCTTTTACGAAACATGCGGCATATTCCATATTATAAATACCAGTATGGATTGTCGCTTTTGCTCTGCTGACTTGTTTATCATCCATGAATCCTTTAGGAATTAATTCATAGGGTATTCTAATTATACTATAATCTCTCCAATTAAAATTACTAGGAACCTCTCCTTTGAATATTTCTTCTAATTTATGATTATCTCCTTTGCTTTCTATAATTGCTTTATATCTTTTCCAATAGCTTGCAAAATGTTTAAAGTCATAGTCGGCAGTTCCAGATATAATTGCTTGATTACCCATTTTAGTATTTAATTCTTCCAAATCATCATTCCATATACCAGCCTGAATCATGGCTTGTTTACGAGCTTGTTCTTTAACGTTTTGTATAGGACTGGCGCTAACAGCAGCGAATCCAGACACAACTGTTTCATAGATATCAGGACTTATAGATGCGAATTCGTCTGCTATAATAATATGCGCTCTAAGACCTCTGATTTTACTACCATCGCCCATAGGAATAGCTATTGTCCAACTGTCTCCAAGTCTCATAGTACATCTATCAACATCTCTTCTTGGGCCATCATCATTACCACTAAAAATACTTCGTAATATTGGACTATTTCTCCAAATAGTTTCCATATATTCGAATATAATTTTGCTCTGTCGAAATGCTGCTCCAACAACAACAATTTTTGTTCCTGGGAAAAATGCGCACCTTAATACAGAATACAATGCTAACAAAAAACTTTTACCCCAACCACGGCTTGCTATATACATAGGAAACGATCTTATCCAAAATTCTTGTATAATAGCAATTTGTATTGGATGTAATTCAATATTGAATAATAGTTTGCATGTTGTACCAATATATTTAGGATCTCTTAAAAGCTTTAATAGATGAAGATCAGGATTTTCTATATCCCTCTCTTCTCTGTGTATCATGGGATTATCCACCACATTAAGTATGGATAAATCTCCTAATCCTAGCCAAGCATCATCAAAATTAGCAATAATATTCTGATTATTTGGCATTTTTTGCTTTTAGTCTGCGAGAAGTTTTGATTGCTCTGGAGACTACCATTCTGGCAATAGTTTCAACAAAAGGTAAATTACGTTTAGCGCTTTCTTCTTTTAGCCATCCAAGAATAGTAGACATATTTTCTTCGCACCAATCATTGCCCTTTTCGTTCATTTGTATCGCGTGTCGTTTGCAACTACAAGTAGGAGTTGTTTTGATTCCCATTGTTGCTATCATGCCAGATAGTATTGTTCCAGGACCATCAGGGTCTGATTCTAGTGTTTTTGGAAATAGCGACTGTAGAAAAGATTGAGGATCATGTCCAAATTTAGATAATAAGATAGATTCAAGATTTTCAACGGTTAAGTTTAAAACGCCTATATTATCATTACTATCATCTAACAACATAATTGGAGTAGGAATTCCAACAATCTGTGCATACATAGTATTATTAACTGGTCTAATTATATAGGTTACATCCAATTCTGTATATGTTATTGGTTCTGGTTTTATTATATTGCCATTTGATCCTGCGTATGGCGGCTGTTGTAATGTGATTTGTTTATTAAGTTTCATTTTTATTCTCCTTTTTTTTGACAATTTCCTCTATATAATAAATCTTTTTTAGTATGTATTCTGCCATTTTTTGAGCATTTGACGAATCTCCACAAAAATATACTATGATATTATGATTAATTTGCAACTCCAAAATATTTTTAATTAGAAAAGCTGGAGTTATTTTTATTTTATCCCACATTTTTTTAGGAACAGTGCTTCCTATCGGATAAATCAATAAATCCTCTAAATCAAATTCCATTAATAAAAAAGGATATTTAATATTGCTGAGGCGAGATATTACATCTGCAAATCTGCTTTCCACAATATTATTAGCAAATTCGCTAGCGCTTTTTTTTCTTTCAATACATACTATATTTTCTAGTCCTTCTACACTATAATCGCCAGTATCTAACTTTCTGTTAGCAGTAGCGTGATGGGGAAAATTCCACGGCTGTTGTTCTCTGGTATCTATAACAATAATAAAGTCATTATGATTTGCCATATTTTTTGCTCGCTACTATTTTTAGAAATACTGATTCGTATAAGTGTTCTAATCCTTTAATCATTTTATGGTGCTGATAACATAAAGTTATTCCATTATCAATATTAAATCTTAAACCAATATTATGTGCCCAAGTTTTGATATGATGAGCGTTTAATTTTCTTTTACAATTACAATTTGGCCATTGACATTTAAAGTTATCTCTTTTATAAACATCTTGTCTCCATCTTTTATAAATAGGATCGTTAAAGTTTCTATTCATATCTGCTAGACTCTATATCAGATACCACCATATCCTCTACAAGTTGATTGAATGATATTTTTGGTTTCCATCCTAAAACTTTAAGTGCTTTTGTAGAATCCCCTTTTAAAAATTCTACTTCAGCTGGTCGGTATAATTCTGGATCAATTTCTATATAGTCTAAATAGTTTAAATTAAGAAATTTAAAAGCTTTTTCTAGAAATTCTTCAACCGTGTGTGATTGTCCGGTACTAATAACAAAATCATCTGGCACCCCATTACTTAGCATCAATTTCATAGCTTCAACATAATCTTTTGCGTGTCCCCAATCTCTAACAGCTTTAATATTTCCTAGTTTTAATTTTTGGTCTGTTTTTTTATTAACAAGACGTCCTATATATTTTGTGATTTTACGAGTAACAAAATTTTCCCCTCTTCTTGGACTTTCGTGATTAAATAATATTCCGCTTGTAGCATATATATTATATGCTTCTCTGTATATTTGTACCATTCTGTGACTAGATAATTTAGATACAGCATAAGGACTTTGCGGTAAAAATGGAGTAGTCTCATTTTGATATTTTCCGCCATCATCATCCAATAAGTAGTTACATCCAAACATTTCGCTGGTACTAGCTTGATAGAATCTTGTTGTTGATGAAAATTTTCTAATATTTTCTAGAATGTTAATAACTCCAACAGCATTAATCTCAAATGTTGTTGTTGGTTGTTTAAAACTAGTAGCAACATGACTCTGTGCTGCTAAATTATAAAAATGTTGTGGCCTATACTTAGTTATAATATTTACACAATCAGCAGGATCTGTTATATCAAACTCTTCCATTATAAGTTTTGGATGTTTTAATAAGTGTTTAATTCTCTGAAAATTATTGTTACTACTACGTCTATACAGTCCAACAACATTATATCCGCTATGAAGCAATGAATCTGCTAAATAACTTCCGTCTTGACCAGTTATTCCTGTTATAGCTGCTGTTTTAGTCATTCTATAGTATCCGGTGTTAAAAATGGTTTGTCTACGATACCATCTTGATATTGATGGTATTCTTGTAATTTGTTTTTGTTCTTTTCTGTTGCAATAGCTAGTATCTCCATTTCTCTTCCTTCTTTTTCTCTTATTGTTTCATCTTCTAGCATACGAATCAATCCTATCCAAGAGCTTTTGCCATCTTCTATTCTTTTAATCCTTTGCTCTCTTGTTGCTTTGAGATCCTTACTAATTTTTTGTTGTTCATTTAATAGTTTTGTATATTCATTTGTATAATTAGCAATACTGTTACGAGCAAAACTTAATTGGGTTTCTAGATTAGCCAATTTTGGTATATCTCGTTGATCTTCTGGTTTTTCGTATTCTTTATCAACAAGTTGTTGTAATTTATCAGTTTCTGCAATATGTCTTTTTCGTTCTTTCATACTGCGATTAATAAGAATATCAATAGTAATAAATTGTTTAATCTGTAGTTCTTCTGCTGGCAAAACGTCTTCTCTGAACTGTTGAATTAGACCGACCCATGTATCTTCAAAATATTCTAGTTCACCACTATCTTTATCAAACTGCCTAATTATTTCTGACCAGAATGTTTTTGTGTGTAGTTTACGTTTAAGGATCTCAAGGTCTTTAGAATTTTCATTAGAAGTAATATTATTTTCTTTTATATATCTATTAATAGGATCAGGATTCCTATTTAATGCTTCAGCTATTTCTTCAACTGATAGTACTACCAAATTTTCTCGTATAAATTTTTCTTCTTCAAGACTCAGTTGTCCTCGTTTTTTTGGAACATTTCCAGCCATTTGTCTTTTCCTATTAATAGTTCTATATGATTCTGTAATTTTTTAAGTTGTTGTTTTGGAATTTTCTCGCCATGTTTTAATCGTAAATAACTTTCTCTAAATTCTGGTTCAATGTTTTCATCAAGTATTTTTATAATCTCTGAGTTTTGCATTTTAGAATCAAAGCTTTTATTATTGCTTATGTCGTATTCTATATACGATGGCTGCATAATATTCTTTTTTGCAATATTGCGCGATGCCCATGTGGAATATAGTTCGCAGTCATCTTTATTTGTATATTTAGAACATTGGTTTTTTGAAATTTTATAATTGGGATCATATAATGGACAAGATAAACATGGAATATCCGGTCTCTGGTAATTATTACGCTTATAGTTAAACAAACGATTTCTTACATGCGTCCACAAGAAATTTTCTAGTGGTCTTTTATTGTCATATTTTTCTAGACCTTCTAAAGCAAAGATAGCAGCTTGCTGTTTCATATCTTCAATGTCGTGGTATCCAAAACGAAATTTATGTGCTAATCTTTTACCTATATTATCTAGTACTCTTAAAAAATCTTCTTCTGATACTTTATTATTTGTTTTCTTTTGTTTGCTCATTTAATAATTCTGCTATGGTTTTGCCTTCTGGTAAATTTAAATCTGCCGCAATAGCACGATCAGAAACATCACAACCAGATGCTTTGATATCCAAAACAGAATCAATTAGATTAATTTGTTCTTTTGTCATAAAAACTCCTTGCGCGAAACTTGTCAACCTTTAGTATAATAAGGTTGATACGTTTTTAGTCAATATACATAAAAAGGAACACATTTATGGCTAATTATAAAAAGTGGTCAAATGCAGAACTTGATTTTATTCAAAGTAATCACGGAATATTATGTGATGAAGCCTTGGCGTCAAAATTAAGCCAAATGACAGGACAAAATATTAGTACTGCTATGGTTCGTCGCCAGAGGCGCAAGCTATCTCTCAAAAAGAGCAGGGGTCGTCCAAAGAAAATCATTTCAAATAATGTAACACCAGTATCTAATGATGTGGTAGAAGCATGAAGTATATTTTGATACTAATGTTATTGTTTTGCTGTTGTGGCGCCAACTGGTGTCACAAACCGTCCCAACAGTATCAGGTTATTCCCCAACCAGTAGTTGTATACAGTGGACATGCAACTTATTACGGGTATTACTCTCATTATTATATTCCTGTTGTAACTCAAAATATAAGGTATGTTCCTTATATCGAAAATAGAATAGATTATAGACAAGTTATAAACTATAATGCATATCCTACTGTTCCAATAGAACAATATAATTATATATATCCATATCCATACGGATATAATTATTAAACTAAGGGCAAGCGAAAGCTTGCCTTTTTTTTATGGGGCTATGTCTACTGTAGACGCAACTTCAATACTGAAACTAAATAATATTCTGTCATAATTTATACTTCTATTAGTATGGTGATAATAATACATACACAGTTTGAGGATCAGGATTGAATGTAATAGAAGGTTTAATAAAATTACCTGGTTTCCAAATAATATTTGTAAATGGAAGATCACGAACATATTGCATAACATTATTAGAATTATTTCTAAAAATTGCGAATTTAAACTGAGTTTTAATCCAATTTCTAACGTCTGTTGTGGTATAGTTATTAAAATCAATAATATTGATTAATGAATCAATAGGAAGACTATCTGTGCGATAAGCTATTGCATTAACAACAGGGAATACTCTTCCATCAGGATGTGATTTTTTAATATAATATATTTTATATTTTGTATAATGGATATACGAATTAAAGTCTGGCTGTCTTGTTGGATCAGCACCATTATATGGATTAACTAATAATCTATCAAATAATTGAGGATCTCTATACATTAAATTAATAACATCAATTGAGCATTCAATTTTATCAACATCAATATTAGATCCTCTAATAGTACTACCCATATTAATAGTGCCAAGTGTGTTTGCTGATATGGCTGGACTGAAGGAGCATGTCTGACTTGGTTCACAACAATATATTGGGGTTGGTGTAGGTAAAGGGCTTCTTGTTGGAACTGGTGTGGTTTCTGATGGACAGATACTCTCTCTAGTAAATTGACCATTAGAGAACGTGTAAGTATAAGTTCCTAGGCATGTTGTTGAAGAGCATGTATAATTATATGCTGTAACATCTATAATTGGGAAATTATGAGATCCTAATAATGTTCCTCCAATGTTAATAAATGAATAACGATCTTGTGGATCTGTTGTCATTATACCACCCTTATAGGCATACATGGTTATTCTTACATTACCATTTAGTCTACCAGCATACCAATTAGCTTTGGTTACTAGACTAACTTTATTAACCTCATAATTTGTTTTAATAGCTTTGAGATCAACTAAAACTTCTTCATTTCCATCCAAACCGGTATTATCTCCAGACCAATAAAAATACGGAGCATCATCTTCTCCCTGTCCTCCGCTGTTGGATGGACAATATCCTAAAGTTTTGCTTCTAAAAGGATAAGATATATATGTTTCAGTATCTAAATCTCTTCCTGCTCCTGGCAACATGGTATATGAAAATACTAAATAGTCTGCACCTGGTAATCGTGGTGGATTTCCGACTCCTGGTTTAGATGGAGTTAATGTAGGAGTTGGTGTTGGGGTTAATGAGGATGTTGGAGTAAAACTAGGTGTAGGAGTAGGAGAAGCTCCAGGAGATTTAGTTATTGTTGGAGTATTAGTAATTGTTGGCGTTATAGTAGGAGTAGGTGTCAATGTTCTAGTAACTGTTGGAGTAGGAGAAAAACTCGGAGGAGGAGTTTGTGTTGGTGATGGACTATTAGTTATTGTTGGCGTAACTGTTGATGTAGGAGTAACAGTTGGAGTAGGAGACGGAACAATACATCTATAAACACATAAATTAGCAGATACGTCGCAAGTATCAAGATTATGTGAAATGTTAAGACTAACCTGTCTGGGTATCATAACAGGATTAAAAGATCCAGAGACTTCATCTGTATCAGAAGATCTTACGTATGGATTAATAACGGTTACAGGCACAGTTCCGCAAACTGTTTCTATCTGAACATTATCTGGTATAACTTGGCATGGAAGATCAGGATCATCTGTAGGAGGAACATCGCAACAGTAAAATAACCTAAACTCAACATAAGCTACTTCTGAATTTAAAACCAACGAAGTGGAAGTTTCTAAATTTTGTATATATGCAATATCCGTCCAGTCCATTATGGTTTCATCAGAACTATTAAAAAATTTAACCTGTGCCTTTAAACAGTCTCTTATTTCTGTTATTGTAATTTTTAACAAAAGAACAGAATCTTGTATATTAGACTCTAATAAATATGGTATATTACAGAACGATGGCATGGTTATGGCACTATAATTATGGTTTGTATTGTTGAGTAACAACAATCATTATCTGGCACTGATTGAATCTTTAATTGTTTATCGTTATTCATAATAGTATACTCTTTATTAACATGGTATTAATTCTACATATACAGTATCTGATCTTGGAGTAAATGCTGGCGATGATGATAAATTTTTCCCTGGATACCAAATTAAATCGGTATATGGCCAAAATGAAGAATAAAAAACGGTTGTTTTATCTATAGACCTGACAAGCCGACTGAAAATAAATTTAGTTCTTATCCATTCTCTAACTACTAGTGATGATGCGTCACTGCCACTAAATTCTCTAATTTTTAAAGGCATCCCGAAAGGAACATTTTCCGTTAAATAGCCAATGCCATTTTTAGTTGGAGTATCGAATAGTCCATAACGAACGACCATATATAATTCATATCTTTTATATCCTTGAAAATCGTTTGGTATATTTGGATATGTATAATTTAAATTAAGTTGACTTGCAACCTGACCTGAGCACATAGCATCAATATCAATAGGCACAGATTTTGTATAACTGCCTAAATTAATTGTTGGTAAAGTATTTATATCTACAAATGGAGCAAATATAGCATTGCATTTAGCAGGAATAAAGGATGGTGTTGGGGTGCGAGTATTTGTAACTGTTGGGGTTGGTGTTCGTGTTAATGTTGCTGTTGGAGTTAATGTAGGAGTATTGCTAATTGTTGGTGTTAAAGTTGCTGTTGGAGTTGGAGATGCTCCTGGCGATTTTGTAACTGTAGGTGTTGGAGTCTGAGTTCTAGTAGCTGTTGGGCTAACAGTAATAGTTGGTGTTACGGTAGATGTGGGAGTGTATGTTGGAGTTACTGTTGGAGTTGGTGTTAATGTTCTGGTTGGTGTTGGAGTAGGTGTTGGCACAATACATCTAACACTACATAAATGAGCGGATAGTTGGCAATTTTCTTCATGATTAATTGTTAATTTTATATTTCTAGGAATCATGATAGGATTAAACGAGCCAGAAAACTCATCAACATCCGAAGATCTAACATAAGCATTTTCTACAACAACAGGACTTGATCCACAAGCACTAATAACAGAATCGGGTCCTTCTTCTATAACATCACAAGGAAAATCATCTGTTGGAGGATCATCTATTACAGGACCGCAGCATGAATATAGACGAAATTCTATTTTTGATATTGTATTATTTAATGTTAATGATGTATTTGTTTCTAGATTAGTTATATATGCAACATTAAACCAGTCGGTAGTTAAAGTCTCTGATAAATCATAAAATCTAGCTTGTAATGTCAAACAATCTAAAAGTCTAGATATGTTTAATTCAATAAACATAATTTCGTTTGTAATACTATGCTGAATAGTATATGTTAGATCTGGACATTGAAAAGCCATGAATATTCCTCTGTTTTAATTATTCTAATTAATATATTTAAAATTATCGCAACAATTTACAATTCTAACAAACTCAGTTTCTGACATTTCTCCAGTAAGTAGAACATTTTCCCAGAAGGTCCAATCATTATAATCATATCTCCATCTTATTGGAACACGATATCTTATATGAATATATGAATTATTTTTTACATCCGTAGTTGGATATAAAAATATTTCAAAATAATCATCATTTACATAATATTCAAAAGTGCCAAGTACTATTTGGGGATTTGTACTACTCAATAATTGAGGACCGTCTGTTATTGACCAATTTAATAAATATTCTCCAGTATAGTTAATTGGTATACATTCTACACAGGAATCAAGATCTGATCCTACAACTAAACTTGATACATTTTGCATCGGATAGGTGGTGCTTGTATTTGCTGTGCTACTACTAACTTTTGTAGAGCTGGAATTAATAAATACTGTTGATACCTTTTGATTACATACTGGATAAGTAATAGTATTAGGATATCCTGGATTAAATTTGCCTGTAAAAATATTGAATTTAAACTGTCTGATTGCTTGTGGAGCGTGGGTGATAGTTATATTCTCAATATTATTATTAAGCTTATCTTTATCATTATCAGATATTTTACCATTATCTTTTATAATATAATTTGAATATTTTATATTATTTTTATTTATATTTTTACTATCGGTCTTAACAGATGTATATTGGTTAAAACTTGGACCACTTTGAGTGTTCTGAGGCTGGTTCTGTTTGCTGTCGTGATATATATATTTCATATATTTTTCTCTAATTATTATTAATATTATTACAGGTTTTGCAAAAGCCTTCTGCTATTGACGCCGGATTAATTAATGGAGTTCTTCCATTGTCTACTGTTATTATTCCTGATTCTCTTGCTCCTGGTGATACTTCTTCGTAGCCGAGATCTTGTAAGTATCCAATTGATAAAGGAGTAATGATATTAGCACGATTATAAGTTTTACCCATTAATTCATTAACTATTCCATTATAATCTGCTCTTCTAAATTGGGTAGATCCTGAGATTACGATTCTTGTTGGAACATAATTATTTTGCCAATGAACAAGAGCTGATCCTGTACCGCCACTAGTTTCAACAGGAACAGCTGGTCTAGTTAACGGATTAGTATTATTAGCTATTCTATTATATCCCCTAATCGTATCAGGATGGGTCGATTGTGTTAATCTGGGTAAAGATCCTGTAAATGGTTGTGGTTCTGGCGTCAAAACAAACTCATCCCAAACTCCTATTCCTAGAGCGTGTCCAAGTTCGTGTGTAAGTATTCTTACCCAATCACTATATGTATAAGAAGAACCTAGTTGACCAATAAAATGTTTAGAATTAAGTTCTAAACGAAAAAATTGATAAAATTTAAGGACTGGATCGTCTGAACTAGAAATACCGGATTCATATGGAGCTGCTCCAGCCAACCATCCAGCATTTTCATTTTTCTTTGTATAAGATATAAGGGATAATCCATTAAAATTTAATTCAGTATTTGTTATATAGTCTAATATGTATTGTGGATATCTAATATAATTATTCCATATATTTGCCGCTTCGATTAGTGCGTTTCTGTATGTAACATCTTCAGTAGGAATTAAGTCAAATGATGATATATCGAATATATGAAATCTAGTGGTAACGGTTAATGTTGCTACTGATGATGTTAGTGTTTGTTGAAATATGTTGCTGTTAAGACCATAGTTTCTTCTTTGATAGGTTATAATGCATCTATATTCTCTATTGTTGTTAGTAGATGAGGCATTAATTCTTAATGTGTCAGAATATACAGCATTTCTTGTTGTTCCTGTCCATGTATATGACAATGCTGTGTTTTTAATTTTTTTAGTGGTGATTGATGTCCATATCCCGCCACTAACTCTAGATTGCCAATCATATATTATTCTATAGTCATATTGGATAGGTCCAGATGATGGAGTAGGATCACCTATTCTATCAACAGCAACTGTGAAAGATGTTTTTGCTCCGCTTCTTACGGTTATTGATACTGGTTGAGTAATAATAGATGCCATATTTTATCCCTTTATGGTATGTTAAATATTAAAGAGGGTATGTTGTATGACTGAGATGGTGTTGGAGTAAAAACAGGAACACTAGGAGTAGGACTAAAAACAGGATTAGCTGTAATTTGTGGAGTTGGTGTCGGTTCTGGTGGAGGACACTCATGAACAGATTCATTATTGTCTAGTGCAAAATTAATTAAGTCTTTACCAGAAGTTCTATCGTAATCTTTAATTTCATTATTAATTTTATTTAATCCGCCTCTATTAGCTTCATTTTTTTTAGAGCTACTAGAAGGACTATTAAAAGAACCTAATGAATTATTCACTCTTTGATTATAAAAATATGTTGGTTTGTATATGCTCATGGTCTTGCTATTCCTGGTACTGGTACTGTTGTTGGATCATTAGGATTTTTGGATGGACATAATACTCCGACTACAATTTTTATTGGACCTTTTGCTCCATCTATAGCTTTTCTTCCTTCACTACCTGGTTTTAAAATATTGTCTATAGCTTTTTTATAGACCTCAGCAGCTTTTTCTGGAGGTATCCCATTTGGAAATTGTCTTTCTAAAGGTTTTAATAACTTGTCTAGAGCTGTGCTTTCATAAAGCACTATTCCTCCTTGTACAACTCTTAATACTCTATCTTTGTCTTTTCCTGGTCCTGTTGGAGGATCTTTACAGTTATTATAGTCATTTTCATTTTTTTCAACAGCATCTTCTAATTTATCATTAGGAATATCATTACAATTATTAGGTATAGGCATTATAATTACTCCGTAATGTATGTATTTAAATATAGATTATATACCATACCAGTTTTAAAGTTATCTACGCCTAAACGCCTATTATTAGCTGGTGAATAGTTTACTCCGAAAGCTAATTCGTCAGGATAGCTAAAATTACTAAGATATTTATCTTGTTGATCAAGCTGATTCAAAACGTTTTTATCAATATCATTTCGATCATAATAGATTCTATTATTATTACAAAAATATGTGTTCGTCGGAGGAAACGTGGTAGAACTTAGTTCAAAAACATCATAAGGGTCTGTTGCTGTTAGACCTGACGGCGGAGTTTGGGGTTTATATGTGGCCATAATATATTTCCTATAAGGCATATCACTATATTTATACACTACATTTTGTAAATTTTTAAGATATAACTAAATTTTGATCAGTTTTTAATTCTGAAGCCTGGGCGAGATTTCCATATATCATCTTGCCATCCTATTAAATTAGCAATAGGATTTGCATTTAATCTATTATTAGTAAAAGTTTCTTGATTATTTTGTGATGATAATATTTTACTTTCGTTTAAAAATCTATCATTTGTAAAAGACGATGGAACATTAGATAGTGGTAAATTAGTATCAAAAAAATAACTATCTTTATTGTTTATATAGTAGTTATCATTAAATGTTTCCCAAATAGCATTGGGAAGATTGTATGCTGTTTCTGTTTTAATGTTGTATATAGGCATATAAAATTCCTTTATGGTATGCTAAATATTGATTGAGTATTGCCACTATAGTACGAAGACGATGGAGTCGGAGTTACCGAAGGAGTGCTAGAACTTGGAGTTGGAGTAACTGATGGTGTGGAACTTGGTGTTGCTGAAGGAACAGGAGCCGATGGTGTAGGAGTTGGAGTTACACAATCTTCTGGTCTCTCATCTTCTGGTAAACAAGAACACTCGCATTCTTTTCTTGTTGCATATCCAGACCCTGAAGCACAATTAGAATTACACTCATAACAAAATGAACGGCCTTGATAACTAGAACATAAGTATATCGCATTGATACATGTTGTCTCTATGGTTCCATTCTCATTAGTAACATCTGAGCAAACAATATCAAGACTTTGTTTATGTGCTAATGCTGCCGCGTATCCTGCTTTGCCTGGTCCAAAAATAACTCCATTATAGTATGTTGGCTCTTCTGAATTTAAATTTTCAATCAAAGCATTGTCGTATGTTGTTAATACTAAATCTCCACATTCATCTGGATTAAAATCTTTTGAGCATCCAACCCACCACTTGTTACAATTGCATTCGTCTTCTAATGGCAGAGGATGAAATTCATAGTTTTGCAAAAATAGCAGTGGATCATCTGATGCTCCACCAATATTTCCTAAAACTCTATTTAAATAATCTAATATTGCTGGACTAATAATAAACTCTGAATCATAACTTGCTCTACTGGCCAATTGACCTAGTTTCATAGTTTCGATAAATGTTAATCTGGCACAAAATGGTACGTTCTGTCCTGGACCAGGATTTTTTGGAACAACACAATATGGTTGTCTAATTTCTCCATTTTGTAATTCGTCACAAGGAATATAGTCTTCCCATTCTCTAGCAAGAGGTGGTAAGAAAACATCAGGATCCAATGTTCCTTTTACTGGTTCTTGAGGTATTCCAATACCAGTAATAGGATCTTCTATATCAGGATAAATAAACCATACACAAATAGGATCATGGTCAACATTTGGTGGCTCGTTCTGCTCTGGTGGAGGAACATGTGATTTTGGAACTGGAGCAAATATTGGTTCGTAATCTGGATCGTATCCCATAATGTGACCTTTCTGATGATCTGCTAGGGTATATTAAATATTGATTGAGACACTCCGTACTGATAAGATGATGTTGGTGTTGGTGTTAATGCTGGAATACTAGAACTAGGAGTTACAACCGGAGTACTAGACGGTTGTGGCGTAACAGTAGGAGTTGGTGTTGGCTGATTTGTTGGAGTAGGTGTTGGAGTTGCTCCACAAGATTCTTCACATTCTTCTATTGTGTCAAAAAATGGTCCAGAATCACACTCTGTACAAACTTGTGTGCAAATATCAAATGTTCCGATAACAGCTCCATTTTCGTCAATCATCTCTTCTGTAAGACAAGTAAATTTCAGATTCTCAGCCATTAATTTATTTTTATAGTTTAAAGCATCTTGGTATCTGGCAAAAGATTTTATAACTGAATCAGGGTCGTATGGAAGCTCCATGCCTTCATCTGGAATTACATTAGTATTATTACTATTGCCAAGTTGTGGCATTAAATCATTGTCACAATAGATATCCCATTTATTACATATTGAACAATCAATTTCCTGTTTGCATTTAGAAGAGGTTGAAATATCTGTAAAGTATACTTCTATCATGGATGAAAGTTGTGGTATGCCTTCTTCATCTATAGGTGTTGTTCCAATGAATTGTATTTCGTGATCCTCTGCTAATCCGCAGGTTAAAAGTTCTCCACTTTCTTTACCTGTCAAAGGATCATTAGTTTTAAGAATAATACAATATGGTCGTTTGATACAGCCAACATCTATGTCTTCTTCTGCAACATTAAATATTTGGCTACATGCTGTTATTGTTGGTGTTAAATATGCTAATAAAAGTCCAGCATCTAAATTATTTTGATTAAGTAAATATTCTAATTGTTTATAATCATTTAAAATAATACCAATAGCTTCATCTCGTGTTGTTTTTATAGCTCCATTACTTGGTAAAGCAATTATTTCAGTAATACCATTTATTGTTAATGGTCCATAAATTAATCCAACAGGAATAAATCTGTCTAGTTCAATAGAGTATGTCATTCTGCCGTGCAGAATTACACAGTCATTTGGTCCTATGTCGGGATCGATATAAGGAAATCTTTTTGGTGGTACGGGCGGTGTGCCGAATGTTGGTCTATAGGAAGAACTCATGATTTTATAGGTCTCCATGTGGCTTTCCAAATGTTATCTGGCATAGTTAATAAATCTGCTAATAAATTTTCATCAATACTATTATTTGTAACATCATCAACATTAGGATCAGAAGAAAATATTAAACTGCTATTAGCGAACCTATCATTACTAAATAAAGATAAAACATTAGTTAGCGGTAATTTTGTTTTAAATTTATACGATTGTTTTTTATTAATAGAATATGTATTATTGAATGTTTTCCATGTTGCATTGGGCAGATCGTACGATAGTTGATTTTGAATATTAAATATTGCCATTATAATACACCTTATGGTATGATAAATACTGATGATGGAGCAGCATAATATGTTGACGGGGTGGGTGTTGGAAACTGTATTTCTGGAGAATTTGATGGTGTGGGACTTGGTGTTGGGGGCAAGTCTATTATGTCTTTTGTTGGCGTTGGCGTGACAGTTGTTGTTAATGTTGGAGTAGGAGTTACTGATGGTTGTGGTGTTGGGGTCGGAGTTGGAGTACTAGTAGGAGTAGGAGTACAACATTTTTCATAATCCTTTTTAACTTTTGGACAATTTACAACAGTAGCAGATGTTATTCTGCCGCCACCAAAAGGATGTTGCATTCCAGCATCGAAAGGAATATTAGTATTAACTGGAACTCTTACGGTCCATATTACCTGACCATGAGCATTTACATAAGTATCTTTAAAAGTATATTCAATGTAATCTTGACCATTTATGGTAACACATGATGCTCCTGTTATTAAAATAGCGTGTCGTGGAACTAAAATATTGGCGCAGTCCAATGGTTGTCCTGGTCTTTGTGGCTTAATCCATCCGTTGGGTAATGTATAAACGTATGGTGGTGCTATTCCGGCACCATTTTTTATATTTTCATACCACTCGGCAAAATCTGGTGGAAAATCTCCAACGCTAAATCCACTCATTATTGATCCAAGTTTACAAACTGCTGTTGCTAATTGTTTATGATTTAAAAATCTTTGACTATTAAACCTATAACCTATTTTAATTGTGCATTTTGAAGGATCACAATTACCATCATTTGATTGAACTTCATTGTCACATTTTACAGGAATATCAAGACCCCTAGCAGAGTCTATGAGAAATTTTAAGGTTTTAAATGCTCTTGTTGCTCTTTGTATAAATTCATTAGCATCAAAGTTTGGATCAGCTATTTTTTTACATTCAGCGATTTTTTGTATAAATATAGCAGAGTATTCATTTAATCTCGTGTTTTGTATTTTGGTTTGATTACATGCTAAAAAATTACTATAGTCTATATTAATATCACAGGATGATGCTATAGACTGTAGCAGAGTGTTTGTCATGCAGGTTAATTGGTCAATATCGTCTATTCTTTGGTCGATATTTAATTCGTTTGTGTTATCTTTGCAGTTTTCGTTATTAAAATTTTGGCATGACATTATTGTGTTACCTGTGATGTTGCGAGTAAATTGCCATTGGGTTGTGCTCCATTTTGAGCAACTGTTGAGTGTCTATTTTCTCCTATGTACGAAACGGCTCCTGTGGAACTTATTATGTATATACCAGCAATGCTGTTGATAATTTTGGGCGGTTTAATATAAATGTATTGACGTTCTGTGGCGTTTAGTTTCCATCCTGGTGGAAGAGCGTCATTTTCTGAACTTTCTCCGGTATCTAGATTATAGATCATATAGTATCCAGTGTTTAATAAAGATATATTGTTACATAAGAAAATTACACCTTTGGGGCTTAATAACTAAAGAAACTATAGTGGGTTAAAAGGGGAAGTTTAGGTGATACATTTTAGTTTTATGGGTCCGTATTGTGTTTGCACCACCTGGCGGTTTTCGGAAAATATTCGATTGACCAAAAATAAACAAAAAAACCCCCTCCCGCAAATTTGATGTAAACTCT